TGGACATTGACCCTAATTTATTTGGTGATGACATAAGTTCCAATTCTGATTTTTCTGAAGAAGGTGAAATTAGATGGGCATTTTTTGAAATGTATAGAACTCGGTTTATCACTTTTTGTGGTGATAAGATTAAGCGATTGGGTTATTCTTTGAATTGCGCCAAATCGACGAGTTCTTATGCATCAAGATTTGCTTTTGCATTCTTATTGAAATATTGTCCAGACTCTATTAAGCAACAAGCTTTTTCCCGCGATTTCTTGTCCATTTTGCATAGCAGATATTTCGTGGAAATGCATATTTTAAACATGTATAATTTTGAAAACGCTATTTTTAATCCTATTCGGCAAAATTTAGTTGTTGCTTATAATACTTTGTGTCCGTCATACAAAAATGCTGACATTTGGGCGTGTTACTTGTTAGCAGTTAAAGACAGCGTTTCTATGCAACAGTTTTTGTGTATTACATACAATTCTGGTAGGGCCTTAGGATTTTCATTGTTATCGCCGTATATTCAAACTCTATTTGAACACGTTAGTGGTGCTATGTTAAACCAAGTTTCTCCACAGGGAGAATCATTTAATTTTACTGAATTTATGTCTTTCTTATCGGGACAGTTTGATTTTTATAAGTTGTTGCGCAAATCGACAGCTTTAAAATACATCATTCAGTTATTTTCAATGTTGGTTTCTTTTGGTTGTTGTGAAGCATCAGGAATTCAATTTAAGATTTGTGGCATTAAGTTTTTTCAAGAAGGGTTTTTGAAATCAGTTGAAAAACAAAGACCAACCTTAGTTGATATTTTTGATTTGCTTGCCAACATGTCCGAATATTTTTTGACCGTCGGACATATGTGTTTTAAGCAAAAGTCCTTTCGCCCCTTGTTGTTCGATTCAACAGTTTCTTACGACATGGCTCAATTACATGTTTCCATTATGTCTAATTGGTCAGCTATTTTAGATTTGGCATGGGAAGTTACACCTTTCGTTGATGATGTAGATTTTAGGAATAAAGCTGCTTTATTAATTGAATATTATAAGAATGTTTATCAGTCTTTGCCAAAGACAAATGTGCATGAGGCTAGTTTGGTTAAGCGTAAGTGGACAGAGATAGAAACGTGCATGGTGACTTTAACCCGTTTAATGTTATGTGGGCAATTGCGTCATGCTCCGTTTGGTATTTTAGTTTTCGGAGGATCATCTGTTGGTAAATCTACATTTACAAGTATTGCCACAACTATGTCCATTATTGGTCAAGGAGGAGATCCTAATTTTGAGTTACGTAAAGTAACTAATCCTAATGACGAATTCTTTTCCAATTATTCATATGGTACAGAAGCCATTGTGTTGGACGATATGTGTAATACTAGTATTGAATTCACCAAAAAGAGCCCGTTAGAGAAGATTATTGAGTATATTAATAATACTCCAGCATATCCTGTTATGGCAGATTTGAGTTCTAAAGGAAAGATTCCTTTAACACCGAAGGTTGTTGCCGTAACAACTAATGTTAAAGAGTTGTGTGCAGGATTATATTCTAATGAGCCTGTTTCCATTTTGAGACGTTTTAATTTGGTTATAGGAATTTCAGTAAAAAAGGAGTTTGCAATTAACGAC